TGCGTCGTCTTCATTTCGCATCTCGACGAATCCGAAACCGCGCGAGCGGCCGTCGAAGCGGTCGCGCACTATCTCGGCACGTTCCACTCCGCCAATCTCGGCGAATGCCTCGCGCAAGTCGCCGTCGCCCAGCGAAAAACTCAAGTTGCCTACGAATAGTCTCACTCCCATCTTCTCACCGTTTCGCCTGATTAGTTACTTGACGTCTCGAGCTATAGTCACTGCGTTTACTACTCAATGATCGTCCCCTCCGCCGCCGTCGACGCGCGCTCGTTCATACTCCGTCATCGCGTCGAGCCAGTACGACAACTCCGCGAAGTCCATTTCGTTCAGCTCCCGGACTGAGATTCCTGATTGAACGAGACTTGCGAAACTCGCTGCGGAGGGTGGTCGAAATTTTCGCCAATCACCTCAGCCTGCAACGCCATCACATCGGCCAGCTCCATCTCGAGCACTTCTTCGTACACAATTTTGCGCCCATCGACCCGCGTTAGCTCAGCTATAAGCGCGAAAATCACTGCGCTCGCGTCACCGCCATTAGCTGCCCGCTGCGCCCGCATCAGGTCCCGTCCAAAGCCTTTCCTCACCTCCGCGGACTTGCCGGAAGGTAGCTCGACCGTCCGGGCTTCCTGTTCGTTCTTGGTTTCCGGGCCGCCGAGTCGGACCCCGTTTACTGTTAGATCTTCGATCTTCATTAGTCAGAGACTCCCGTGTTCTGGCTATCGCGCAATACTCATTCAGCCGCCGAGATTCGATCTGAAAGTACTCAGTTGATCGACCCCGCCGACAACGTAGATATTCGCAAATACGTCGTACAAGTATATTTGGACCCCTGCGACGTATAGCTCACAGTGATAAATACTCACGACCGAAGTGGTCTCGACCATCTGATGCTGGCGAAAGGTAGGACTTCCCGCATCCTTGAATACTCCTGTCATCAGATACACGACCGGCAGCTGCGCGCTTCGGCCCTGGCTCGTGTACTGTTCGAGATTTCCCCGCGCCTGGAAGGAATGCGTTTGGAATGGACTGGCTGAGAACGTGAGTGTATCGGCGTCGAACGACGACCATTTGATTTTCGACTCGAGCTTTTCCACTCCCGCCCACAGCTCTGCGGTTCCTGCCATCCCAAGCCCCTTGTAGTCGATCATCTTGTGCTTGGGATTGGCGATTTCGATCTCTTCGGCCCGCCCCAGCAAGCCGACGCCGTCGATATAAATATTCGCATTAGTCAGTGAATTGATCTGGATATTCATTTTGCTTCCCTGGGTGCGCGAGCGTTACGAAGTCGCTCCCGCCGCTGCAGTTATCGGGCTGGTCTGCCCTAGCTGCGCCAACAGCGTGACGTCGATGAAAGCTTCGAAAGTGATTCTCTCCGCGGGCGGCGGCGGCATCACGTCGATGTCAAACACCAGTTGCCCGGCAGCGATCTGTGTCGCCGGATTTTCCGCCGGATCGAAGCTCGCTGCCCCGGCCACCAGTGCGCCGCGCTGAATGAGCGACCTGATGAATGCGTTCGCGCTCGCCAGGATAGCGTCGATCAACGCATTCGAAATTGGCTGATCGATGAACTGCAGCATCGCGAGCTCCACCGACTCCTCGATTATATCCATCGTACGGCGCACCGAGATGAAATTGTCCGGCGCGGTCGAAGTCGGATACGCCGCGCTTCGGTTTCCCCAAACCCGAAGACCCGTGCCGAAAGCGTTGAACACGGTCACGATTCCCGCCGCATTAAGATTGTTCGTATCTGACGACGAGTCGAGAATTGAGGCGTAAAGCGTAACGTCCGGCCCGAGCATTCCATCGACCTGCGTATTGGACGGCGACCACCAGTAGCCCTGCGCCAGGTCCTTCGCCGCAATCGCTCCCGCCACCCACTGCGAGTATGGACCCACTGCGTTCGCATTGAATTGCGCGGGCAGCGGCGTCCCCGAAGCGTTCAGCGTAACGCCGGTCGGCACGATCCCGGTGTCGTAGAAAGTCTCTTGCGGGTAACACAGAATCGTTCGGTTGCTCGAAGTCCCAAAAGCATTACCCGCGACACCTCGATTGGTTATCGCGGTCGCCGCTGAAGTGGACGGCGGCGAATCCACCAGCGCCATCGCTCGAATGGTGTTCGCCATCGCCTCGATCGCCGTCGCAACCGCGGTGTCCTGTGAGTAGCCGGGCGCAATGAGTATCTTGGGAAAGAAACCCATCGTGCCGTAGGTCGTCTGAAACGCCTGCAGCCCCGTGTAAACGCCGCTGGTGATTGCCCCGATCACGTCAGTATCCATCACCTTCGACGGATCAGCATAGTTGAACGCGATCAACACGCTCGCGCCAGTACTGATATGACCGCCCGAACCCGTCGCTACGATACTGATCGCACCGTTTACCGCGTCGAGCGTATAGTCAGTACCCAACGCGTACGTAGTACCCGCCGGATTACTAGTGACTACCACGTTCGACACGCCCATGTGCCCGAGACTAATCGCTCCCTGGGTATTGAAGCTGAATGCGGTCGCGGCGATTGCCGTGAAATGCCGGCTCGGATCGAATACGTTGACGACGATCGCCTGTCCCGCGCCCTGCGCCTGGATCGCCGCCAGGGCATACGGAATCGAGTATCCGCGAACCAGCGGTCCGAAATTTGCCGCGTCGAGCGCGGACGAGACCAGCCTCGGTGTATTCGGCGCTGGCGCGACCGACGGCGATTTCACCGCCCAGGTCGGCGCCGCCCCTACCAGTCCGATCACCGCCGACTTGACGACCGTGACCGGAACCGGCCCATTAGGCACTTCGACTATCTCAACTCCATGCAGGAAACTGACTGGCATGTATCACCTGTTACTCAGTTGAATCGAATTACTATTCGGTCGCTTTAGTTAGTTGGTACACTCTCGCCGGCTGTCGCAATGACCTCTTCGGCGTATGAGTATGCGATTTGCACTGTTTCGCCGGCGCCTGTTGCGCCACCCGGCAGCGCAGTGACTATTCCATCGGCTCGATCTATCGAGTAATCAGTGCCTGCGATCAGCGCTGCGCCGCCCGGCCCCGTGATGCTGACGGCAAAGACGTTGCCTTGCGGAAGCTGTATCTGGCTATTCGAATTGAACGTGTAGGCTGCCGCGCCGACCGTGATCAAGGTCTGTCCGCCTTCTTCGAGCGCGATACCCTTGATGAAGAGCGGGAAGTCTTCCGGCTGCGAGGCCTCGCACGCAACCGTGCTGAGCGCGAACGTCGACGCGTACGTCCACACCCCGCCCTGCTTGTCGCGCTTAACGAATTTTTCGCGCACCGGGTACATCTTGCGGCAGCCCGGGATCAGAAAGCCCGTCAGCGCAGTGCGAATGCTTTCGATGATCGAATATGCGCCTGGACTTGTGCCCGACGGGTCGCCGCCGACCGCCCATCCGAGGTCGCGCATCATCACTTCGATCTCGAACTCGAGTTTGCGTTCCTGGATAATCGCCGACGTGTCGAGCAGCTCGCCATATTGCGCGCCTTTGAACATCACCAAAGCCGCGCCCACCCGATGCGTCAGGCGCCACGTCTCGGGACGATCCGGATAATGCGCGATCTCTATCGAGCTGATTTGCGAATTGAGCTGGCTGACGATCGCGTCTCCGATCGTCGCGATATCGATTGCTGTCGGCGGCGAGAACCTCACGCCGTTCCAGGGTGCATCCAGCATGACGCCCATCTCAGTAGCCCCTCAACTTGCGGCGGGTGAAAACCCGATTCGGGCCGCGCACCGTTTCCACGTTATCCGCCAACGGCGGCTCGAGGCCGTCATCCGAGAGGCCGAGAGTGAGTTCTCCCGCCGCGACTTTCGTCAGCATCGCGACTGCGTCGTCGTAACGCTTGCGTGCGTCTTCGAGGTCGTGCAGCGGGCGCAGCGCCTGCAGCCGGTACATCGCGATGTCGGTGGCGAGGCGGTTCAAAACGGCGGGCGGGTCAGTCAGTGGAAGGGTGAAGCGGCCTTCGATATAGCCGTCAATCTCCGCGGACGCGTCCGCGAGCGCCTGCGTGATCGGAGTATCGTTCACCGTAGTTGCGGTCGGATCTTCATTAGTCAGTTGAACCAGGTCGCGATTGGGATACCTATTGATCACATCTTGCGCCGTAGCGTAACTCACTGACCCAACCTCACTTGCGCGGAACTGACTATTGCCCCGAGGGGTCTCTCCGCGGGCGACAGGCTATTTGCCTGCGCCCGCGGAGAGTGGCCGCGCACTCCGGCGATGGCGCGGGAAGGAGGGAGACCCGCGCTGCACCGGTTCAGGGAAACTTCTTCCAAGAATTCTCTTTCCATCTCCGCGCTCTTACGCGAGGAACTCGCTGACGATCAGGTCGGCGCTGTTGCGCCAGATGTTCGAGGTGGCGACGTTTGCACTCG